AAGCAGGCGTGCAAGTCGTAGGTGAACAATATTTAATATCACAAAACAAACCTGCTATAAGATGTAATTTATATAATGTAATTAAAGGTAATAAGATGTGTAGAGTTTATAGACAATATAGGAGAGGATAATGAATAGTAAATATGAAGGTACAGGATTTGCAGTAGTAGGATTTATTATCGGCTGTTGTTTAACATGGGCAGTCATGCAATCTATTCACGTGCAAAAGAAATATAGTATGAACTTAAAGTGCATACAAGGTGAACTCTATGAAGAAGTCAAGCCAAACTTTTATGTAAAGTCACACCTTCAATGTTTTGAACAAAGGAGTTTTTAAATGGCAACGCAACAGATACACAAAAGTAAACGACATGCAAACCCCATGCTTACTCATAATGGTAGACCGAGATACAAAGCATATACTATTAAACAATTAGAAGAAGCATTAGCTAAAGCCGAAGAAGGTAAAAAGAAAGCTAAGATTATGCAAGAAATAAAAAGAAAAAATGGTTCCATTTAGCTATGCAATTATAGATGACGAGGGAGAGGTTATACGTAAACATCGCTGGTCTGTCAAGGAAGCTAAGTGGTTTACAGAAAACAATCCTGATGTTAAAGTAGTTAAACTAGATAAACCAAAAGAAGTTAAAGAAGACTTGTTTGAATTAGTAGGGGAGTGTTTGTTTTAAATGTCGCAAGATTACAGAAGAAAAACCGATGAAGAACTTATTGCAATCGTTAATCAATATATGGAAGACCACCCAAATGCAGGGAGAAACCATATTATATTACACGCACATGGTAATCACCAAAGAATTAGAGAACTAGATAAGCAAGGATTAATTAGTTTACCGAAAGCACAACCTAAGGGTGGAGTGTGGCGTAAGTATTTTTATATTCAATCAAGAGACAAAGAATTTGTAAGATGAGTGATGATGCCGACGTAGCCAATGATTTAATGCAACACATGATTGACATGGGAGTAAAAAATGCGCACGATAAAATCAAAAAACCTTCTAATCAAACAGGGAAGTGTATATGGTGTGAAACCCCAGTCAAAGATGACCGCCGTTGGTGTTCGATTGAGTGCCGTAATGAATTTGAAAAATACGCAAAATAAGAGGAGAAAGATTGTGCAAAACGCAAAATTAAATAACTTTAATCCTGAAGCGAGAGTAGCAATAAGAGAATTTGAAGACTGGCAACGTAGAGTATTTGCTAAAAACGCAAAGAAAGGTTGGAGATTCTTTCAGCCTGACACCCTTGATAAGCCTACACCACGTAGTGCAAGAGAGGCGTGGGGTGCGCCATATGTACGAGATGAATTTGAAAAGAAAGAAGACCGAAATAGCAAAATAATGTTTGCCATAGTGATAGCTATTCTGTTACTATTATCAACCTTATAAAAGAATATGGGCGAAAGCACTTTATTTATATGTGTAAATTCGTGATGGTATTTTTGCAATTATATAAACCGTGAGTAGCCCACCAAATACATGAACTTAATCACACTTGACTTTGAAACCTTTTATGAACAAGGTTTTAGTCTATCAAACCTAACCACAGAGGAATACATACGCGATGAAAAATTTCAAGTTATTGGAGTGGGTGTTAAGATTGACGACCGAGAAACTGAATTTATTACAGGCACGCATAACCATATTAAAACTAAACTTATGGAGATTGATTGGAACGAAGCCATCTTACTTTGTCATAATACACAATTCGATGGTGCTATTCTCTCGTTTATTTTTAACATTGTTCCATTTATTTATCTTGATACTCTTGGCATGGCTCGTGCTAAGCATGGTGTGGATGTGGGTGGCTCTCTCGCGGCTCTTGTTGAACGGTATCAGTTAGGTAGAAAAGGTACGGAAGTTGTTGATGCTAAAGGTAAACGAGTAGAAGATTTTACCGCAGAAGATTTAAAACAATATGGTGAGTATTGTAAGAACGATGTGAACCTCACCTATAAACTCTACAATGTATTAGCTCAAGACTTTCCAGCGAACGAACTAAAGCTAATTGATATTACTATCCGTATGTATACTCAACCAAGATTGTGTTTAGACGACGCACTTTTGTCAAGTAGATTAGAAGATATACAAAAAGAAAAAGATGAATTATTAAGTGCATTAATGGAAAGATTAAATTGTGATACGGCTGAATGTGTTCGTAAAAGATTAGCTTCTAATAAAAAATTTGCAGAATTACTAAAGGAGTTTGGTGTAGAACCTCCATTAAAAATATCTGTTACAACAGGCAAAGAAACATTTGCGTTAGCTAAAAACGATGAGGGTTTTATAGCATTAACAGAACATGAAGACTCATTTATTCAAGAACTATGCGCTGTTCGTCTAGGTACCAAATCAACTATAGAAGAATCACGTATAGAAAGATTTTTAAATATTGCTTCTCGTAATAAGGGCAAGCTTCCTATACCACTAAAGTATTACGGTGCTCATACAGGGCGATGGGCAGGGTCAGAAAAAGTAAACTTCCAAAACTTACCTTCAAGGGACAAGAAAAAGAAAGCATTAAAGAACGCAGTAGAAGCACCGCTAGGTAACGTAGTCATTAACTGCGACTCATCTCAAATTGAAGCTCGGATACTTGTATGGTTAGCAGGGCAGACCGATGTTGTTGAATGGTATAGAGAAGGGCGAGATGTTTATTGTGAGTTTGCATCAACCGTATATGATAGACCTATTACTAAAGCCGACGCTACAGAACGATTTGTAGGAAAAACTTGCACACTAGGCTTAGGCTACGGGACTGGGTGGAGTAAGCTACAACATACATTAAAGACTCAACCTCCTGGTGCTGTCTTAGATGACCAAGAATGTCAAAGACTTGTTAAAGTTTATAGAAAGGTTAATGATAAAGTAATTAAGTTATGGGAAGCGTGTGACAAAGCTTTAAAAGATATAGCTTGTTGGAATGATAAATCAAAACCTTATTATTTAGGCGAGCATAAATGTTTACTTGTAACCCAAGAAGGCATTCAATTACCTAACGGATTATATATTAAATACCCAGAGCTTAAAATGGAAAAAGAAGATGGTCAAACTAAGTATGTATATAAATCTCGTAAAGGTTATATATCTATATGGGGTGGTTCAGTTGTAGAAAATGTAGTGCAAGCATTAGCAAGAATTATCATAGGTGAGCAAATGATAGTAATTAATGACAAGTATAAACCTGTGTTAACTGTGCATGATGCTATTGTATGCATTGCCGAAGAAGCAGATAAAGATAATGCCTTAAAATATATTACCGACATAATGTCTACACCACCGTCATGGGGAAAAGACTTACCTATTACATGTGAAGCTAAATATGGTAAAAGTTATGGAGACTGTTAATGAAACCATATTATGAGATAAATAAAAAGTCTACAATATATAAACAGTTACAAGACTTTGCATTTTCTTCTAGTGAGTGGGTAGATTATTTTAATTTTAAAGCTAAACTTGTCCCTCCTGAAATTTTATTTAAAGATGACTTTTTTAAATGGCTAGTTAAAAGGTATGACTTTATTGCAGGTATTCTTAGATTAGACCCATATACTTGCTATGATTGGCATACAGACACAAGACGTGGGGTTGGTATTAATATGCTATTGACCCCTAACGCAAGAAGTTTTTGTGTATTTAGTCCTGACAGAGACGAAGAAGTATTTAAGATAGAAGAACTTCCTTATAAACTTAATACCTATTATATTTTTAATACACAAGTAGATCATACAGTGTATAATTTTGAAACTACAAGATATTTATTAAGTATTGAGTTTGCAAAAGAAAAACACGAGTTAAAATTTGAAGATGTATTAGTTAATATAAGGAATAATTATGAGTGATAAAACAGCAAGAAATGATGTGACTGGAGATTTTATTAGGTCAAAACCTGCAAGTGATATGTTTGAAGAAAACTTTGATAAGATATTTAGAAAGAAAGAACCCATACCTCACGAAGAAATGGTAGAAAAAATGCTAGAGAATCCTGAAGTACTAGCAGAGTATGAACTTAATAAATCAACAGGCGAAGTCCAAAAGAAAGAATACTAATGGCTAATTATACGTGGTCGTTCTCATCACTCAAGCAATATCAAAACTGCCCTAAACAATACTACGAATTAACTGTTGCTAAAAACTATACTCAAATACCGTCGCAGGCTATGATTTATGGTAATCAAGTGCATAGTGCATTAGAACACTATGTTAAAGATGGTAAAGAGCTTCCTAAAAACTATCAACGATTTAAACCTTTAGTAGATGATGTAATAGCTATTCCAGGAGACAAACTTCCAGAACATAGAATGGCACTTACTAAAGAAAAATCACCATGCACATTTGGCGCAGAAGAAAGATGGGTAAGAGGCATTGCCGACATGGTTATTGTTGACGATGACTATGCCTTCATTATAGATTATAAAACTGGAAGCGATAAATACCCTGACCTAAAACAATTAAGACTGATGTCGCTTATGACGTTTGCTCACTTCCCTCACGTAAAAAAGGTTAAAGCAGGGCTTCTATTTTTAATGCACAATAACTTTATGCCTGAGGAATATCATAGGGATGATATGGATAAATCTTGGGATGCTTTTAAAGTGCCTTTAACTCGGCTAGAGAATTCTTATGACACTAATACATGGCTTCCAAACCCTACGCCACTATGCAAATTCTGTCCAGTAAAGACTTGCGAGTTTAACAAGACCTAAGATATAATAACGCCATGCCTTACGTAAATAAACCCAGACCTTATAAGAAAGAATACGACCAACAAAAAGCTCGTGGTGAACACGAACGTCGTATGGAACGTCAGCGTGGTCGTCGTTCTATTGATAAAAATGGTAAGGATTTAAATGGTAATGGCAAGGCTGATATGCGAGAAGGCAAAGACGTAGCTCATGTTAAAGCTCTCGATAAAGGCGGTTCAAACAAGAACGGATTACGCATTCAAAGTGCATCTAAAAACCGTTCATTCAAAAGAGACTCTCAAGGTAATTTAATTTCCGAAGTAAGTAAAAAAGAACGTAAGAAAAAATAGTTGACATATATACTCAGCAGAGTAAAATAGTTAGATAGAAGTATTGTAAAGCCTGTATAGGCTTAGTTAATTTAGTTAAGGATATAATGGAAATCTTAGATAACCAAGCAGTAAAACTTACAGTTCCTGAACACATCGTTTCTCACATCACAGATAACATACAAAAGAGTGAGGTGCTAGAAAGAAAAGGTAATCTTGCTGACGTTCTAGTCTATTGGGGTTTAGATGAAATGACTAGACTTAACCAATTAATATCCTTCCGAAACTATTTACCTTCACCTATGGTTAGGGACTATAAATGGCCAGGTCTCTACGAACCATTTAATCACCAAAAAACTACTGCAGAATTTCTATCTATCAATCGTAAAGCTTTTTGTTTTAATGAGGCAGGCACAGGCAAGACTTCTTCTGTGTTATGGGCAGCTGATTACTTAATGAATCAAAAAGAAATTAAACGAGTGCTTATCATATGTCCTTTGTCAATCATGTATTCAGCATGGCAGGGCGACGTCTTTAATACATGTATGCATAGAACCTCAGCAGTAGCTCATGGAACAGCAGATAAAAGAACAAAAATTATTAATGGTGAGTATGAGTTTGTAATTATTAATTACGACGGTGTAGCAGTTGTTAGAGATGCCATAGAAAAAGCAGGGTTTGATTTAGTGGTAATTGATGAAGCTAATGCGTATAAAACTATTTCAACAACACGATGGAAGACATTAACTAAGATATTAAAACCATCAACAAGATTATGGATGTTAACAGGAACACCAGCAGCTCAATCACCACTAGATGCATATGGGCTAGCTAGACTTGTATGTCCTAATCGAGTACCTAAAGTAACAGCAGGTTGGCGTGACAAAGTTATGTACCAAGTATCTAGATTTAAATGGGTACCTAAACGTAATGCTAAAGATGAAATATATAAAGCCCTACAACCTTCTATTCGATACGCAAAAGCAGACTGTTTAGATTTACCTGATGTCATGTATCAAACAAGAGACATACCACTTACACCACAAGTAGATAAATATTATAAGCTATTAAAAAATGAAATGTTAATAGAGGCAGCTGGAGAACAAGTTACTGCAGTAAACGCCGCAGCTAATGTTAATAAACTTTTACAAATATCAGGCGGTGCAGTGTATACAGATAAGAAAGAAGTTGTTGAGTTTGATATATCTCCACGCTTAGCGGCTTTACAAGAGGTGCTAGACGAAACAGAACATAAGACAATTATCTTTATACCATACAGACATACAATTGAAGTAGTGTCAAGGTATCTTAACAAGAACGGTATCACTAATGAAATAATTAATGGATCAGTATCTGCTACCGAACGAGCTGCAATTATAGGTAGATTTCAAACAAGCGAGAGTCCTAAAACTTTAGTCATTCAACCTCAAGCTGCATCACATGGTGTTACGCTAACTGCAGCAAATACAGTTGTGTTTTGGAGTCCTGTACTTTCTGTAGAAACTTATTTACAATGTGTAGCCCGTATGGATAGAGTAGGTCAAAAGAATAAGATGACGGTGGTTCATTTACAAGGTTCAGATATTGAAAGAAAGATGTACAACATGTTACAAGGTAAAGTAGATATGCACAGTAAACTAGTTGATTTATATAAAGAGGAGTTAGAAACATGAGTGAAGATATGAAGTTAGATGATTTAGTTACAACGTACTTGACAATTAGAACAGAGAGGAATACACTGAAGAACCAGTGGGAAATTAGGGATGCTGAATTAAAGGCTGACCTAGAACAGCTGGAACAGGCAATGTTAGTAGCCTGCAATGCAATAAATGCTGATAGCATACGTACAGGGAGTGGGACTATCATTAAGTCTTTGAAAGAAACATATACTTGTGGCGACTGGGATAACTTTAAGCAATACGTTGTGGAAAACAACGCACTCGATCTCTTGCAACAACGTATTAGTCAGACCAATTTCAAAGAGTTTATGAGTACCCGTCAAGATGAGGGCCTACCCCCTGGTATCAGCACGTTGAGAGAAGTCTCAATAACTGTACGCAAACCAACAAGCAAGTCAAATTAGTGGAGAATATAATGAGTAATGAATTATCAGTAATATTACAGAATAGTGGCGCATTAATCCAAACAGGGCTAGATGAAGATACCTTAGCCGTTGCTGGTGGTGCCATTAATCAAGGTAGCAAACGTATTTCAATTCGTGGTAAAGCATTTAGAAAAGTAGTTGGTGGTAAAGAAGTAAGTGTTTCAGAAAATAATTACATGGACGTCGTAATTGTTAAGATGGCACATACCGCATCAAGAACTTTTTATGCACAATCATACAAGGAAGGTGAGAAGATTAGTCCTACATGCTGGTCTAGTGATTCTCGTGTACCTGATATTGATGTAAAAACACCGCAATCTAAAACATGTGATACATGCCAATTTAGCGCTAAAAATTCAGGGGCTAATGGTACAGGCACCGCATGTCGTCTATCATGGAGAATGGCTGTTGTATTACCTAATGACCCTGCTGGTGATGTTATGCAATTAGTTTTACCTGCTACATCATGTTTCGGTAAGGAAGAAGGCGGTAAGTATCCATTCAGACCTTATGTTCAACTTTTAGCTAACAATAATGTTAGTGCTGGTCGTGTAGTAACTCGTATGCAGTTTGATGCTAAAGCTTCTACACCTAAAGTTTTATTTAGCCCAGCAGCTGCTGTTAATGCAAACGACTTAGAAGTACTACAAAGACAAGGTAAGTCTTCTGCAGCGGAAAGTGCTGTTAAGTTAACTGTATATCAAACAGATGAAACATCTAGCGAAGTACAAGTAACTGCAGCTCCAACACCAGTAGATATAAAATCTGATGTAGATGTATCTGAACCTGTACTAAGACCATCAAGCCAACCTGCACCTCAGCCAGTAAACAATGCTAGCGAAGTGATGAAGAAATGGTCGGTTAAATCATAATGGCTAGACCCTATAGTCCAGATTTTTTAGCTACATTAAGTACTTTGAACCCTGATAACCTTGGGGTTCAGTTAGCCAAACTATGTGTCAAAGCAAAGCTGCCTACGCTATATATTGCACGTAAGCTAGGTGTATCACGCTATACGATACATAGTTGGTTTAGGGGTCAATACATTAGAAAAATAAATAAAGTAAAAGTTGAATCATTTATGCAAGAACTTGACAAGGGGTTTAATGAAAATAAATTACCTGTCTCTGGCCTGAGCTATGCAAAACAATATTTGGATTCAATAGAGATTTAGTAGTAAAATAGAATTTCGCGGTAGTTAATTTTAAAAACACATATTATATGTGGTGGGGCAGTGTTGTCTCTAAAAATAGAAAGCATTCGTATGATAAGCATAACAGAATTTTATAATAAGGTGCTTCCCTCAAAAGGTGTATATTGCATTATTACCATTGAGCCTAAAGAAGGTACAACGAAACATTACTATGTAGAAACTATAGCTGAGTTAGAGCCTCAGATTGAAATACACAAACAATCACGAGTTAGTATTTATGTATCTCATAGTACATACAAAGGTTGGAAACGCGGTAAACAAGAAGCCGTATATTCTAGATCACTATTTATTGATTTGGATGTAGACCCAAGTGATACTGAGGGTAAAAAATATACATCTAAAGAAGAAGCTGAAAACGCACTAAATAGTTTCCTTGCAAAAACAGGATTACCTGAACCTATTAGATTTGATTCTGGCCGCGGCATGTGGGCATGGTGGGCTTTTGATAGAGACATTGAGATAGAACAATGGAAGCTATACTCAGAAACATTTAAAAAGTTTTGTTTAGATAACGAATTAAAGATAGATGTTAATGTAACTGCTGATGCAGCTCGCGCCACTCGTACGCCTAATTGCATGAACTGGAAAGCTGATCCCCCTGCTATGTCTCAAGTTCTAAGCAAAGAATTACCTACATATGTATTTGATGAATTTAAAGAATTTTTAGATGGTATAAGTCCCGTTGACCTATCAATAGAAGCTATATTAAAAGAAGCTAAAAAAGGTCTGTCACAAGAGGAACGAGAAGCACAAGGTGGTAGCCCATATGAAAATAGTTTTGAACAACTATTAGACGAAAGTATTAGAGGCATAGGATGTCAGCAAATTAAGTATGCCTATGAAAATCAAAACAAAGTAGATTATGATTTATGGACTGCTTGCCTGACGGTAGCTAGCCGTTGTGTTGATTCTGAAACAGCTATTCATACTATATCTGAAAAAGCTCCTAACTATAATCGTGAAGCTACTGTATTAAAAGCAGCTTCGTTTGGTGGTGTACACCCATGTACGTCGTTTGAAAATGCTAATCCTGATGGGTGTGAAGGATGTATTAAACGAGGTCAAATATCTAATCCTTTATATTTTGGTAGAAGACTACGTACTATTCCTATTGTCCCTGCTGTAGTAAGTGTTGAAGTAGAAGACGGGCAAGAGGTAGAAGAAAAATTAGTAGTTGAAGTAGGGTCTACTGAGGTTATGATAGATGATGACAATAATTATACTTACCCCCCACAAATGCTACCATTCTTCAATGTACCAGGTAAAGGTATCTTTATGGAAGTAGCAGGTAAGTTTGATGCAAAAACAGGAGAAGTTATTAAGTCTCCTCCTATCGTAATCTGTGAAGTAGAATTCAAAGCTATTAAAAAGATAAAATGTATAGGTGATGACGGACCAGGTGACTCAATGGTAATAAGAGCTAAGTTTCCTCACGATGAACCTATAGAATTTACGTTTCCTTTAGCTCATATGTACTCCGCTGATAAACTTATGGATGCTTTTGCTAGAAAATCAATAACTGTTGAAAGAAAGAATGTGGTGCACTTTATGGAATGTATAATTAAATGGGGTGGGTATTTAAGAAATAGGGGTCGATCTGATATTATGCGTACGCATTTTGGTTGGACAGATGATGAGAGAACTTCTTTTGTAATAGGTAGTAGAGAATATATGAGAGACGGGTCAATTAACCCAATAGCCTACTCTCCACAAACAAAAGATTATGGTCTTTTTATGACACCTAAAGGTAGTTTTGATATGTGGAAAAAAGCTGTTAAAAACTTTAATACACCAGGCATGGAAGTGCACGCATTTGCTATGCTAGTTGGCTTTGCTTCTCCTTTAGTTGCTTACACAGATTTAAATGGTGTTGTTATATGTTTATCAGGTGAAGCTGGTGCGGGTAAGACAGGCGTTATGTTTGCAGCTAATTCTCCTTGGGGTGATCCTGAAAAAATGTATGTCAAAGGTAATTCTAAATCCACTGCGGGAGGCGGAGCTACAGTTAATGCACTACAAATTATTATGTCAGCATTAGGTAACTTGCCTTTTACTATAGACGAAGTAACTAACCTACCTATAGATCAAGTGTCTCCTATGGTTCACATGGTGTCTAGTGGTAAAACAAAATATAAAGCTCAGGGATCTACTAATGCTATAAGAACTATAGAATCTTCATCTAAACTTATGGCTTTATGGACATCAAATAGTTCTATATATCAAAAACTAAAAGATACAAACTCAGACCCAAACGGTGAATTTGCTCGAATAGTAGAGTTTGATATTGGACAACCTGCACCATTACAAGAAAACGATTTGTTTGGTAAAAGAACTTTTAGTGTTATGTTAAATCACCATGGCCATGCAGGGTCTAAATATATTCAAGCTATCTATGATTTAGAAGTCAAAGGAGAGGTGTTTAAAGACCCAAATGATGAGGATCAAAAATTAGGTCCTAGATTTCAAAAATGGATTGATAGATACGTTAAAGATGTGGGTTGGGACCCAGCAGAACGGTTTCATCACATGGCTATTGGTCTATGTTTTGGTGCCGGAGAAATATGTAATGAGTATGGCATAACAGATGAACTACCTTTAGAAAGAATTTATACAGTTATAGTTGAAAAAATGTTAGCTAACAAAAATGAGAACGCTAAGATTAATAGTATAGATTGTGAAAGTATTATAGGTACATTTATTCTTAAGAATGTTCAAAACATATTAACTATTAAAAATGAAAAAGTATATGAAGAACCTAGAGGCAGTTTAGTTATTAGGGTTGATAATGATAAAAATATGATATGCATTCCTACAGGCATACTTGAAACATATCTTAAAACAGAAGCTAAGGTATCCAACATAAATGCATTTAAAAAACAATTAAAAACTAATAATATAGATTATGAAATTAAAAAGACTCGTATGACAACTTACTGGGATAAAATGGCAGCGACTCCTGAATGGAATATGTATTGTTACTGTTTTAAAAATTTAAAAATATCGGAATTAACAAAAACTACAGATGAGTGAGCTACAAGAACCTGAATGGATATTTCCATTTGAATATATGAGTATAGGAGAAAGTTTTTTTGTGCCTACTATGGAAACAGCCCAAATGGTATATGCTATAGAGGCAGGTGCTAAGAAAGCTAAGATAGGTATTAGAGTATATATAACGCAAAAAGAAAATCACTTAGGCGTTAGAGCTTGGCGAGTTAGTTAGATTCTATTTCATCTATCATGTTTACGTTATATGTAATCTGACGTTTAATGATGTTTTGTTCTTCTTTAATAGGTTCAAGTAAAGACTTTCTATCTTTAGGGCTAAGACCTGGCATTCTTCTTATTTTATTAGCTCTTTCTCTTAGATCATTCAATCTTCCATTTACTTGCTGATTATACATTTTTACAAGAGATGCATCAAACGGGTGTTCTGAAAAGTAGTCTGCGTATTTTTCAGGGTTAGTTTTAAACATTTTTAACAAGCGTTCTTTCTCTCTAACACTATCTTCCATCTTAGAAAATTCTCTTTGGTCTACGTTAGATTTAGTACTAATAAAACTTTCTAGAATAAATAAATCACGTTTAGCATCAAAATCTTTTTGACCTGCAAGAGTTAAGCCTAGACCATATCCGTTATGCATAATTCTAGTTAGGCCATCCATATAATTGTTAGCAAAGAAATATAATGAATTAGGACTTGCATCTACACCCCAATTATCTGCCATGAATCTAGCTGCATCTTTGTATGCATCGGGAATATTATCTCCACCTGTATACGCATTACCAAATCTTGATTGTCTGTTGTTATAAATTTCTTGGCCGAATGCGTTCATATTCATAGCATATTCAAAGAAAGGTCTAGCTATCGATGGTGTTACAGAATCCAATACAAATGCTGAAGGGTTATCAACCATATTAATTCTAGATACAGGTAACGGTACAAAAGAATCTAAACCAATATTAATAACATTACTAAATATATCTGCTAAGTCATTTGTTTTAGAAGACATAGCCCCTGCTATTTGAGCCCCTGCAGCCATAAAACCACCAAGACCAAAGCCCCACGGTATCTGTACTACTTTATCTTCACCAATATCAAATCGTGCAAATCGAGTCCAACGAGATAAGTCATCATTAATAATCTTATTACGACCTTCATCGTCATCATCAGCTAAACCCGCGGACATTAAGTATATAGTAGCACCAGCGCCTAATAAGGATAGTACAACCGTTGCAGCCGTTCTACTTTGTCTTCTCCAATTAACTTCATATTCAGCTAATGCTTTAGGATCTTTAGTAATAGTATCTGGTAATGATTTCTTTACTGACTCCCAACTTCTTAACATAGGACCAATAGATTCAAAAGCACGAACAGCGCCTGTAGCAGACGGACGGAAGAATACAAATAGTGCACCTAATGTTTTACCCCACTCACCAACCTCTTCAAAGTTAGCTAATTGTTTTGCAAATACAGCCCCTGCTTCTTTAGCCGCATCACCCTTAATACCCCTTGCTTCAGCATCTGATTTAGCTATTCTATATGCTGCTGATCTTGCGGCTAATTCAAATGTAGACACCCAACCATCAAAGAATGGGTCTATTTGCTCTTTAACCTTTAAAATCTTACTTTGATTTAATTCTTTATATAATTGACCTAATTGACTCTTAACAGATAAACCTTGCACAATAGATACAAGACCGCCTTGCTCAATATAGTCAATCATATCCGCTGAGTATGGGTCTTTTTTAGCTAACTGTCTTAAACCTTGTATATCGCCTTTAGCATATAGCCTTGCCACTTTATTAGCTTTAAATAAACCGCCATTAGCGACTTGAGCACTCACAGCGCCTATATATTTAAATGCCTCTACAGGACCAATATCAATAGCCATCACAAACGCATTAGTTAATGTATCACGTACAAAGTTAAGTACGGGGAACGCAGGGTTATAACGGGTATGAGACTGACCTATTAGACTAGTAAATCTATTAACCATATCTAGCATAGGATGTGAATCTTTATATGTACGGCGTATAGATTCTAATAGTGCTGGATCTTTAATACGAATTACGTCCATAGAACCATCTTCATTATGGTGCACAATAGAGCTACGTTGATTAATTAAATTTTTAGCTTTGTCATCTAACCCTTTGTATATTTCTCCTGCAGTATAACTAGCTACAATATCACCATCAATTATTTTTTGATTCACTGCATTTTTAATAGATTGAGTTAAACCTTTTCTACCAGCCCTTGCAGCAGCCAACGCGCCTTCAACCATTGTTTGTATAATAGGATCTTCAGCCTCAGTTAATCTACCCTCAAATGCATAAGGTGAATCTTTTAACTCAGCACTTAAACGTTTATCATCTAATTCTAAGTCTGCTACGTTATTAGGCATCTTACTTGCTGGTCTTCCTTTTAATGGTATATAGTGCTGCCAATTGTAGAACCGTTTAATATTATCTGTAGAGTTAGACCAATAGTTACCTTGTTTATTTAGTTCTATGGTTGCATCTTGTATAGGTTTAAGTGCCGCAATAACTTCGTCTAATAATTTTTTATTAGGGCTTTTATTATATATAGCTAATATTTGTTGGACATCTTGTGAATTTAACTCAGCAGTTACGTTGTAATCGGCACTTTGTTCATCAATAGATTTATATGCACCTTCACCAGCTGGGTCTTTATACTTAGCCACAAGGTCTTCTAGTTTATTACGCAATGCTTGTATTTGATTATCAGACAAACTGTTAGTAGTAGCTATAGCTCTTAATATCTTTTCTCTTTCATCAGCTGCGCTAGTAGGATTACCATTTCTATCAACTAAATTTTTGTTAACGCTTAACGGTACTGTCTTTAAAAACTTAACATGTCTACGTTCAGGTTCATGTAAGGCTTCAGCATATTCATGTAACTCAGCAAGTGCAGCGCCAACAGATTTATTTACAGCTTTTGCATATTGATTAATTAAGTTCTGTAATTTTTGAACAGGAGCCATCAAGTATTCTTTATTTCTAAAGTCAGCTTCACCAAATGCTAAAGAAATTTGATCATAGATATTAGTAAAATTAGGTCCACCTACAGTAATCTTCTTTGCCTTAGTTAAATCTTGTTGCCACTTCTTAATTGCATATCTACTATTTTGGAAACGAGTAATAAGTTGATCCCTAGCTTTTTCACCTATAAGAGTTTTATTAATAGTTTCTACTGTAGTAGGTCTATGGTATTCAGATACAGTTAATCTTTCTAATCGTTTTTCTCTATCATACATCTTAGGCGCACCTGCTTGTTTTGGCGCAAATGAAATGCCTTTACCTGTAACACCTTTTTGAATGTCAGGCAGTTGATAGTTTTGGTCTGTAATAATACTTTCAATAAGGTCTAATGTCTCTTCCAATACAACAGGTTTAAGTCCTTTAAGACCTAATGAATCTAGTATAGCTTGAGCAATACGACGTGCTAACCCCTTAGCTTTTTGATATATTTTACCTGGTGGAGGCTCAAGGCTAGCTAGGGCTTGTTGGAAGTCTCTGTTTGTAAATGCTTCTGCAACAAATTCTTTTAGGTTAGGTATGGTAAATGTTTTACCGAATTTATTTACTGTTTCTTTACGTAGGTTTTCTAATCTATTTAATGCAGCTTTTTGTTCATTACTTAAGAATCCAGGCACATTACGATTATCAATAATGTGGTCCATCATGTAGTGCATTAACTCATGGGTAACTATCTGTCCTTCATGTCTATCACCAAAATTATTTCTATCAATAGTTATAGTATTAGTAGATGGGTCAAACATACCAGGTTTATTACCGGGCACCTTACCATAAATAATATTTACATTACCCTTTAACTGTTTAACTCTATCTGCTAAGAACTTACCTAGGTTTTGGTAACTAAACTCATTAATAAACTCACCCGCTGTTTCTACTTCTTCAGGAGTAATCTCTGTACCTTGTGGACCTTTTTGACCGCGCTCTTTAATAAGTGCTTTTTTAGCAAGGAGTTGTTCGTTAGCTAGGTTGTCTTGTATTTTTTGTTGAACTGATGCTTGTTGTTCAGGAGTTAAATTATTTATAAAATCTTGACGGACTTGAGCTTCTTTAATTTGAGCAGGAGTAGGAGCTTTTTTGTTATCATATTTTTCTTGCAAAGATAAAAACTCACCTTCAGTTAAAAAGTCGTAAGGTCTATCTTTAGTGAAGTTATATTGTTTAGATTTATAATTACCTACGCGTCTTTCAGCTTGTCGTTGGTTAAGTCTTTCAGTTTTCATTAACTTATCAATTGTAGCTTTACGAGCCGTTTGAGCTTCTTGAGTTTTTTCTTGAGCCATACGAGTAAGCTCTGCTTCAAATCCTTCTACATCTCTTAAGTCTTTCTTAATGAATGCTTCTTCTGCAGCTACAGAATCTATACCACGCTCTAATGTAAGAGGTGCTTCTTTACCATAACTAGATTTAGTTTTTAAGTAAGGATGTAATGCATCATATTGTTCTTGACTAAGCTCTTGTTCATTTTTAGCAATAGCTTGCTTATTAGCTTCTTCAAGTTTTAATAGGCGTGACTTAACCTCTTCTGCTTCTTCCACAGATTTTTGTGCTTTAAGTTTTTCTTTTAAGGATTTATTACGCTGATCGAATAAGTCTTTAACAAGTGTAGGAGTTTCTAGTTCTAACTGAGCAAGTGTAGATTTATTTACTTTTGATTTTAAATAGTTTCTGACTTGAGTAGTATTTTTAAACTGCAAACCTTCTGCATCCATATCTCCTAATATAGACTCTTTTGTTAGTGCAGGTTGCTGTGTTCCCGCTCCAACATCAGCTGGTTTAGTATCAACTCTATCGCGAACCACTCCAGATCCGTCAGCTCCTTCAACGACTCCGGCAACTCCGCCTTCGGGTCCTCCAGATACTTGAACGCCTTTTCTAGGTTTTGTGGACTTAAGTTGTTCATCTATTTTTTCCTCTGTAGATAGTATATCATCTATATCTAAGTCTTCTAGTTTTTGTTTTGCAGGTTCTTGTTTATTAACATCGCCAGTTAGTGTTTCATCTTCTGTTGTAGGCGGGGGATTGGGATCATTTTGATTTGCTATTTTGGCATTATCTTTAGCTTGAGACAAAGCACTTGCGGTACCACCCATAACTGCTCCAGCTAACATACCACTTGCACCTGCTTCTGCTACTCCTTCAAGAGGCGGTCTTCCCAAGTTAATGTTTTGCATAATCTGTTCTTGCATAGATTGTGGTAGTTCTTCAAAGGTAGACTCAACTAATGCTCCTTGCACTGCGGCTTTTAAAATACTTTTCTTTTCAGCGCCACTTATTCCACCAGCAAGTATAGTATCAATATCAGCTACACCTAATTTTTGTGCAACCTTACCACCAAATATACCAAGGCCACCAGTAAGTGCACCACCTAAGGTAGCTACGCCGGCTTGTTCTGGAGTAATTAAACCTGATTCAGATTGTTGTCTTGTTGATTCTGCTATAGATCCAGCTGTAACCGCACCTTCACCAACGGCACCGGCAATTAATGGAGCAGCTTTTTTACCAGCTAATTTTGCTATTGATCCTACGGCGCCACGTGCAATACCTGCACCACCTAGCATAGTAGGAATAGATTCGGTTATCATACCAGCTAGCGCACCTGGTCTTTCTATGTATGCTTTAGCAGTAGGTAAGAACCCTTTAGTTTCTGCAATTTCTTTTTCTTCTTGTTGAGCTTCTGCAGATTTTAATTCTTGAAGTTTTTCACGGCCCTCTTGAGAAGTACCACCAAATAAAGCTTTTTCAGCTGCGGCTATACCTTTACCAGCCATACCCATAGTAGGAATATCAGCGATACCAGTTATAGCTTCTTTAGCACCTAATACACCTTGTAATGCACTGACACCTATGTCTTTTATGCTTTCACCAAACGTTGCATCTGGTGCTTCTTTAGGAGTGGTAACTAAAGGTTCTTCTAATGATGTGCCTAGTTTAGTGCCGAGTATATTTACTAAATCTTCTTTTGATGCGCCTGAAGGACCAGATAATAAATATTGTTTACCGTTAGGACCTGTTAATTTATATCGTGCCATTATGGTCCTGGTAATTCCTCTAGAGTAAAGTCTTCAGGATTTAGTGATGAAGTTGTATTAGCTAATCCTTGCTTATTATAAAAAGATTTAACTTTAGCTTCATTAGCAGCTATGTCTGCTTGTAATTTTTTAATTACAGCTTTTTGTTGTTCGTTAGGATTTTTAATTTTATTAAATATAGCTAGGTCTGCATATAGATCTTTATTCATTTTTAGTATTTGATCAACCATAGCTTTTGTATTGCCTACAGTGCCTCTACCTTGCATAGCAGCAATTTTACCTAAACCAATTTGTTTAGTTATATCATTTGCTTCTTTTTTAAGATCTAATTCTGCTAAACCTAATCTTTCTCTTTGTTGTAGAGCAGCTTGATGTTGATAGCTATTTTCACCAAATGTAATTGCAGCTTGTCTTTCAGCTCTATCTGCTTTAGCAGCTTCATTCATAAGTGCATAACGTTTTTCTTCTAGGTTAGCCATTCTATCTTGAGCAGCACCATATGATTGTAAACCAGCTTGAGCACCCGCACCAAGATTAGCTAATGCAAACGGAGATGTACCTTGCATAGTTTTAAACCCAGCTTCTGTAAGAGCCATCCACGGCGCCATTTCTTCTTGACGTGCAGCACGAGCTTCCATAGCTTCTATTTTTTTATTTAGTTTATCTCTATCTTCGTTAGAACCCATAAACTCTTTATAGATACCCATACGTTTACGCAAAGCATCTTCATATGATTCAGTAGCTTGTTGTGGTGCTTGTGTTTGAGCTACTTGTGTTTGAGTAGGTTGAGTTTTAACAGAGTCTTTAGTGACATTTTGTTTTTCTTTTTGTTTTTCTTTTTGTCTTTGTTTTTCTTGCTCTATATAAGATGTCATGTTAGGATCAATAGCATCTTTTTTATCATATACAGCGCCCCCTGGTTCAGGAGCAAAGAATGGAGATTGCTCTCTTAAAGCTTCTAACTCTTTTCTTTTTTGATCGTATAATCTTTGATCAGCTTTTGTTTCCCTATCAAAAAAACCTCTTTTACCGCCAATAAGTGTAGGAATAGTTTCTTGAATTTTTTCATCTATTTTCTTACGCTCTTCACGTCTCTTACCAAAATCAGATTTTTTAACTCGTCCACTTATATCTAAATAGTTTATAAATCTTTCCATAGGAGAAGTAACTTCTTCTTCATCCCCTGCATAATAATTAGGATATACAGGGCCTCCCGGCGCAAATGCAACAATACCGCCGCCAGCAAAGTTTTCTTCATCATACATATCGCCTGTATCTAAACCCGCTACACCCTGATCTTCCATTTGCATTTGTGGTTGCCCAGCTAGCATCGCTAAACCGCCTTGGTCAGGCATTGTTTCTTGTCCTAAGTCTTCTGCTACACTTGTTTCGGGGGCTTGTTCGGCTTGGTATTTAGCGCGTGTATCTTTACGACGTTGTAACTCACTTAGGGCTAGGTAGCTAGGTACTTCACCTTGTGGATTTTGAACATAACCAATAAGTGCCTCATCAGCCACACCACGTAACATATTCTGTAGTTTAATAATGTTCATCTATTTCTTTCCTAAGATATTATAAAGTCCTAACCCGGCTAAACCTACGCCACCTAATTGTGAAGCTAGGCTTGGAGCTGGCGCATATTGTACTTGAGTTGTACCCAACGCCGCTGCATTACCTCTAAGGATTTGAGATAAATAATCAAGCTGTGCTTTTTGATAGTTTTGTTGTTCTTGGAACTGTTGATATTTAAGGTTATCAATCTCTTGTTGTAACGCTTGTTTTTCACCGGCACTTGCGGCTTGTGCTTTAAGTCTTTCAAGATCAGCTGTTTGTTGTGTCGCTGCTAGCGCACCTGTTTTAGAAGCACCTTCAAGACCTGTTTGTAGACCTGCAACACCAAGCTCTTTACCAAGACCTGCAGCAAATTGTTGTCCTTGTTGACCTAGTTCAGCCGCTTTCATACGACGAGCTTGATCTGCTTCAAACATTTTTTGTGCATTCTCATATCCAGCCTGTGCACCTTTAGCTCTAATATCCCCTATGTTTTGTGCTAGATTTCTATCTTGTTCAGCTTGTATTAAACCTTGACGCGCACCACCAAATGTACCGCGTTGAATAGCGCCTAATGCGCCACGAGATCTTTCTATATCACCTTGACGACGAGCTTCACGCACTGCAATATCTGTTACACCTGTTTGATAAGGACTAGCATAGTATGCCGCTGCGGAAGGATCAAACGTACCGCCAGAAATAGCTGTAGGAGCATAGCCAAATGCTTGACTTAATCCTAAGCCAGCCGTACCAAAACCCATGGAAGTACCTGTACCTAACCCTTTAGACGCTGCACCGAAATCACCTGGTGAAGTCATACCCGCTACTTCTTTTTGTACTCTTTCTTGTTCTGGTGTAAACCCTGCTACACGTTCACCTGTATAAGGTACATAAGGTTTAACACCTGTAACATTACCTGAGGCATCAGTAGAATATACTTGTTTACCACCTTGTTTTAAAAGCTCTTCATAGTATGGCTTTGCATATTCAGGTAAATTTGTAGAGACTGAAGTTTGAGTTGTAGGTTGAGGACTACCGCCGCCGCCTCCGCCACCAAGATTAAAAGTGAAGTAGCCTACAAGCTTATCTACCCAGTTAAATAAATTCATCATAAAGTTTTCTCCACTACGTGTGTTACCGCGTTAAGTCCTAATTTCATTTTAAAAAGCCTAGCTTGCGCATCTTGTGCATAAGCTCTAATCTTTGTAACTCCTTGAAGTTTTGCCCAATCTTCATATTGCTTTACAGTATCTTTATCAAACACCCCTTTACCGCCCATAGACGTTGTATGTGCTACTCGATGATTAGGATAATTAATAACTTCTACAGTAAAGGCCCCTATAATTTTTTCATCTTCTACAACTACAAACAAATACTGATACTGCTCAATAATTAATACTTTAATGTGTTCTACATCATAATCAGCATTATTAAAATTAATGAACGCCGTTTTTAACATGGGCTCTACAACATCCCATATAGTATAAATATATTCAGGTGCTACAATTTGTACCGATTTCATGCAGGCATGTATTTAGCAGGATTAATTTCTTTACCTTGCTTTTTATTTCCTGTTCGAGCGTGTCTTACTTTATCTAACATTGCATATAATCTTTTTGAACCTGCTTTAGAAGAGCCATTACCTAAATGACTTACTACATCTGCAGGCACTACGAATTCACCGTCAGCTAAACGAGCGGGTTGTTTGCCTTCTATTGTAGCAGGTATTGAGTCTGACATGCCATCACCTTGACCATCTAAGTAGCCGCCTTTAGCCATTCCAAAATTACCTTTTTTACGTAGTTCTGACAAATAATCTAATGCTTCGGGTTTTAAATTTCCTATAGTATTAAACAAGGTTAATTCATTCTGAGTGTTAGGAGTTATATTCCCAGTATAGCTATCAAAATTAACAGGGGTAGGATTATCTTTTGTCATAGTTTCTAAAAAAACATTTCTTTGATTTAAAAGGGGCGTATTTGGTGTCATATAATTAGAAACACTACCACCATCAGCATAACCTAAGGTTTGAGCTTGAGTCATAGATTGTTCGCCTGCAAGGCTATTAAGACGTCCTATACCATATCCATCTCTTGATATAGGTGTAGATCTTTGACCTTCGGGTCTGTTATATAAATCGGAAATGCCACCGCCTTCTGGTGGATTAACATCAACAGCGCCACCTAAAGCATAACCATCAATGTACCCACCCTTTGCAACTAGACGAAGGCCTGTATCAAAACGATCACTTAAATTAAGTTGACCTTGTGGACCTCTATATTTACCTGTGTCTGGGTCTTTATAAAGAGGGGCATCAGTATAACCTAAATCAGAAGGTTCTAGTCCGGACATTAATGGACCCCCTGCTAACATAGCTGAATTACCATAACCATAATCTGCCATAACATCTAGTGGGTTTTTCATTAAAGTACTAAAATTTTCTCCAGCAGTTTGTAAAGAACCGCCTAATTCCCCTGCGTAACCACCGCCTCCAGCTGTTGCTTGACCTAGTCCAGATGGTATTTCTTTTATTCCTAAAGTTGTTGTATTTAAACCAGGAGTTTGACTTACAAAAGGACTTGTAGGAGAAGTATTTAAATATGCCGCAGAGTTAGGAGCAACTGCACCTGATAATTCATCTAGGGCCAAAGTAGGATTATATCCAAGAGAGCCCGGTACAGCAGTGCCAGCAGCAGAACTTGTTAAAGCAGGAGAAACCGCTTGAGTACCTGCAACACCCGATGGCGTAAAGGGACTTATATTTTGAATATTAGCAAAATTTGCTTCAGCAGTAGTACGTGCACCTGCGCCTACACCTGCTTCTGCACCTTTAAGGGCTCCTACTTTACCAGCAGATCCAGCAAGCCCTGCGCCACCATAACCACCTAGTCCTCCTGTAAGAGCACCCATTAAAATATTGTCCCCTGATAATGCTGCAATCCCTGCTCCTGTTAATGCCCCTGCAGTAATTCCACTTTTTAACGCTCCTCCAAACATTGCAGGTCCAAAATTAGGGAACATAAACCCTGCGGCTATTGGGAGTGCTGCTTTAAATACATTTTTAAGTTTGAATGCTTCAGGAAGACCTGTATCTGGGTTAATAGTTAAAGAGCCGCCTTGAGCCATAGCTAAACCTTGAAGTCCTTGAACTTCTTCTGGGCTCATATGGACGAGCATTGAATCGCCGTTACGACCTAATGAGGCTAAACCTTGGGGGGATGAGTAGTTCATATAAATAATTCCTTAATTTTGTCTAATAATATCATATCTAAGTTCTAGAAACAAAGGTAATTGCGCCAATTGCTGAGGGAATTGATGGGTGAGGATATGGTACAGTTTGTGCTGGTGCATATTCCATGTAAACACCATCTACAGGTCCTACAGGATTATAAGCTAAGTCCGTAGCCCACCATAGTGCTATCTCATCCCCTGCGTTAACTGCAAAAGGTATAGTTGAATACATTAATACATAGCTAGGAACGCCTGCACTTTTACGAGAAGTTATAGTTATTTTACTAGCAGATCCAGCCACATCTATGTTATTAACTCTCATCCATACTACTACGTCATGTGGTGCATTTGCGGTATTAGCAAACTGAAGGCTGTAATCTATTTTGTAAAACCCAGTATAGTCAGCCGTTGCATAAAATCCTGGATCTAAAGTAAAACCTAAACTAGAATCTAATGTATTCCATTTAACAATCGTAGGTGTATTACTAGCCGTAGCATATTGGTCGGTTGTATCGTATGCCGCAATGTGAGGAAAGCTTAAAGCAGACCCACCAGCAATAGTACTTAAATTAGTAGTAAACGCATCAAGCGTATTAAAATATAAACGTAGTGCATTACTAAAAGATTCTTGAACTGTTTGACTATACGCAATTGTAGGTATAGGTAAGTTGGGGGCCTTAGTAGCTCTTACAACGGAAGTAGTCATTAGTTTCTTGTTCCGTCTGGACGTGCATCAACTCTTGGCATACCTAGTTGCCACTGTGTACCTACAGTATCTGATGCAATTCTAAAATTCATTTGACGGCCACGGGCTCTAATAAATACTTGGTTTGTATATTGATCAACGGTAGCTGTCGCAGTTACAATCGTAGCACCTGTAGAAACACCTTCTGCATTTGTAGTAGATGATGCAGCACCAGGGAAGTTACGTACGCCTACAGTAATATCAGCTTCAGGAATAATTGCGGCACCTGTTACTTCATTATTAGTATCAGAACCTCTAAAGTTAATATCAGGAATAACACGACGTATCAACATATATTTATCACCGTCATCAATGTCAACGTCAGCAGATTGAATAAACGAAGTAATAGGAAGTGGAGCAGCTCCTAAAGGTTGTCCATCGTTTGTACCATTTTCATGTTGATATACCCAACCATTAGATAGTCCTACAGGGTTATTAAATACACCAGAGTCGATCCATGCTGTTCTTGATAATTGTCCATAGTACCAAATGTTTTCAAGGTAATTAAAGACTACATAGCGATCAATCTCAGATGAGTTAGCAGAACAATAAAACCAAATAATCTCTGTAAATTTATTATTAACACCTGCAAAAATAAGCGCACTTTGAGTAAAGTTAATATCAGTAAATATATATTGTCTGATTGTACAAGGTAATGTATCTACACGACCAGAGTATGTATAGAATCTATCTCGACCCATCCAGTAAGTAATATTGTTAGAACCTACAAGTGCATTAGCCCCAATGATAGAAATGTTATGAGATAACTCTTGTAAACCAAATACTTCAGCCGTGCCTAAAAATTGAAGTGAGCTAAGAGATGTATTAGTGAATACTAAAGTTTCTTGTCGGGTATTAATTGCAGTCACAATTCTTGAACCTGATTGAAGTCGTAAGAACCCTGCAGTGTTAGTAGTTGTAGGCTGCCAATTTTCGGGTTCAGGACCAATATCCGGATCAACATTAGACCAACGAATAAGTAGTGGATCATAAGTTCCTAAATAATCAGGTGCCGCCGCTGTTGCATCATAGTTAGTACAACCTAATGCAAGTAAGAAACCTTGTGGTGTAAATAATATCTTAGTAACTTTTTGTGGTACAGCAATCGCACCTGCTAATGATTTTAATAAAACTGCATCATTACTAAACGCTGTGTTATATATCCAATAATAAATTTCACCACCTGTACCTGACACAGTATCGTATTGTGTATTAAACACTAGATCATTATTAAACTTATCCATAAAGATAAGACGTGCAGGTTGGAATATAGGTGACGTAGAACCAGAACCCCAAGTTGATCTGCCCCAAGTAGAAGTACCCCAGCCATAACCTGCAGTAGCTATAGGGAATCCGGCAGGCATATAAACAATTGCTATAATTGCTGTACCACCTTGACCTGTTGTAGTTGAAGTAGCAGTAGTCGTTGCTTGGAATGTAAATGTATTAGAGTCTAGCACTGTCACTTGAACAGTTGTATTCATTTCAGTTACAGGTATACCACCAATCGTAGGACCAGCAATACCACTAAATGATACATAAGTTCCTGTAGTAGCGCCATGACCTGTTATAGTAACTGTAACTGTTTTAGAACCATTTGTCGTACCTATACAATTACTAGAAGAAGGTGTAGTAGCATTAGTGTAGGTAGCATAGACAGGTGTGATGTCATGTAATGTTGTACCTGCACCTACATAAACTCTTGAGTTAGTGCCAATACCTAATAGATTAGACCCGTCAGTGGTTGACCATGAGAATATAGCACGTGCAGAATCTGTGTATTGATTTAAGTTTGATACAGTCCAACCACCAAACTTTTCAGGAAAGCCTGATCTAAAGCGGACGAGCTGAGTCTCATACCAACCGCCTTCTGAAGCATAGTTAGTTTGATCTCGGTTAACACCGGGTTTAAATAATAATTTACTTAGTGACATTATCTACCCTCAAAGAGTGCTTTCTCATCTAATCTACGGATTTGTAGACCTCGTAGTATTTTACCACCTGCACGACAATATTTCACTAACGATTCCATAGCCGCCTTTTTATCGCCGCGTAGAAGCGCTTGACGGAGTGTTGATCTTTGAAAGCATCCAAGGCCCAAATTGAAGCAAAAACTAATAATAGCGTCAAATTCATGTTGTCGAAGAGACACGTTAGGTAGCATCTTATGTACTCCCAACTCGAAGCGACGTAGGTCGGATTTAAGAATTCCATCTATTTCAGCTTCCGTAAAAGTTCTATTCCAAGATTCAGGCAACGATTTACCATCACCAATAAGATGACCCACGCCCACAGTGAACAGGCCAGCAGGACAACGGTAGGGCCGATTACGCACGCCTTCATGATGTTTAATAAGTTTGATAGCACGTTCTGATACTTTCACTTATTTCTTTTCCCAAGTTCTTGAACCAAAGTAGAAACCTATAATAGATGCTACGATAGCCATTTCATCAGTAGAGAATACTTCTTGTGAAGCTACAATAAAGTCAACACCTGAATACATAGCCCAAGCTAATGACACAAAATTAATAAGCACTAACTCACCCACAAAGATAAATGCTACTACAGGTCTAACCATAGCATTCCAGTTCTTAACTGTTTGAGAACCACCTTCTACTAATTTCTTATCGTGATCATATAAAGCTGAACGTTCTTGAGCGTACGTTTCTGCGTACGTGCCTTCTAATTCAATAGCGGCTATTTTTTCTTGAGCTACAAAACCTTTTTCTGCCATAAGTAATGCTTGGGCATTTTGTAATTGAGCCATTTCACGTTCGTGTTTTTGATCTCCCTTTTGTTGGAAGAAGCCTAGTATGTTTGGGAGCCCCGCAGTGGCGAAGCCGAGAATCGAGGAGAGGATGGATAGCATATTAATTATTCAATGGGTTTACCATTGCCTTTCGTAGTTGTTTCATTTCATCTTTTACATTGGTTACTGTATCTGTAATTTTGTCTTGCGTAGCTTTAGCCACACTATTAGCTTCAATAGCACGACCATAAGCTTCGTTTGCTTTTTCTAATGCGCGATTATTAGACATCATCACATCAACTAGTTGCCGCTCAGTAGAACGTGATCTATCTTCTAAAACTATAATGCGAGTCTCAACAGAGCTCATCTTTTTTACTTCCTCAATCGTCGAGGTCAAATCGTTGAAGAGGGTTATCCCGTAATATACTGCGCCACCTATTGGCACTAGCACGGATAAGATAATCCCCAGTATCATTTGCGCCGATAAATTCAATGAATATGTTTTGTTGTCGCTCATAATCTTGTTCCTGTATAAGTTTTATATTCTCTTGTATTTGCGCTTGCTGCATATTGTAGCCTGCGTTTAAAATCTGCATTGATAATACAATGCCAAAACCTGGTACTATTTCTTTACCCTTCGGTGCCTCTGGAGCTTTCACGGTAGCCTGCGTCGTCGTAGTACTTGGTGTTACTGAGCTTCCTGTAGAGCTGCTCGTTGTCGTTGAGGCTGTCGTTGAAGTGCTTTGCACTGTGGCTACCGAAGTAGCTGGTGTTTCTGTCACTGTCGTTGTCAATGCAGTCATGTCCTGTACAATTACAGGTTCTGGTTGAATGATTGGTGCAGTGATGACTTGGTTGATCACACTGTTCGGATTCAACGGGCTTATCGGACTCACTGGACTTGCTACATTGTTTACGTTCGTTGCTGTCATCTTGCAAGTATTGAGTAATTCCGACCAAGCAGTCCAAGTTGGCGAACCATATGGATCGGAACATATCGAAGTTCTTTGCTCTTGTAATAAACCTTCGAATCCAGCTTGACATGTTAGTGTCCTCGTTTCAGTAGATTCAATGCACGTTGGAGGATCTGGCGTACAGTTATTAGAAGTTGTTGTCCAACCTGTCCAATTTTGTGTAGAACATTCATAAGACCTAGTTTCATTAATAGCACCGCTCTGGTTAACTGGGCAAGACAAAGTTCTATATTCAACTTGAGGGCTACAAGTTGGAACTTGATATACTGAACAATAAGGGTCAGCCGGATTGTACCAGCCACAATAATGTTGTTGCAAAGCGATGTCAGTTGCAATACCTTGGCACGACATTGATCCATCCAAGTACCAACCTTCTGGCGTAGTTGAGAAAGAACAGGACCAAGCATATGCGTTATTCCTTAGTATTAGAAGCAGTAGGAAGAGTGTAATTCGGACCATATAATTTTCTAAACTTCTCAGGATCTTTTTCATACCATGCCTTCTTAGCTGTAAAGCCTACAGCACCACCCATAGGACAAGGTGAACCACTCATCTCCATAGCGTCCCATACTTTAGGATCTTGGCATAGCACCGATACGGCAGCCACTTTAAGTCCTAAGTCATTTAATGTTTTTGCTAACTTAATTTTTACACAGTTCTCATCAAGTAATACTGTACCACCTGACAAAGATATAAAGCCTAAATTACCTGCTGCACTAATAGGCACTGCACAAACATCTTGTGAAAACGCAGACATACTAGGTGCCATAGCAGAAGGAACTGGCATCCCCTTGTTGTTAATCGTGGTTGTATCTGCATGCGCTTGATGTATGCAAACAAGTAAACAAAGTGTAATTAAAACGCCAATTAAAATTTTCATTCTGATTTTTCCCAATCCTTAATTTTATCTAACCACTCATAAAACATTCTAGAATCAAAAACATCTACTCTTGTATAACATTTATTATTTTCAGAAAACAAATACGTTTGTGGATATCCAAGAGGCTTATAAATTAAATCATCTGAATCTGCGTTTAATGCAACAAACGGTATAGTAGACTCATTGAATATATTAACAATAGGTTCACAAGCTTTGCAACTTAAAGTAGTCATGATAACGCCTCTTACTTTATTCTTATGAGCATCAATAAACTCGACTGATTCTTTATAATTTACCATGAGATAGTTACATATCCAGCTGAACCATCAGTTCCGTATCCACCAGAGAATGTTGCACCTTGTCCAGCACCACCTGTTACCCCTGTTGCACCTTGATTACCAGTACCTGAATTACCGCCTGTACCACCTGTTCCGCTACCACCACCATAATTTATACCACCATTACCGCCACCGCCACCGCCCGCAGTTACTGTTCCACCTGAGTATACATATCCGCTTGATCCACCGCCACCACCAGACCAGCCACCAGTAGAATTAAATGAGTTAGGGCATCCAGAGCCACTTCCAGCACCTCCACTAACATACCCGCTACCACCTTGTCCTCTTGTTTGTGCGGGATCATTATTAATGTTAATCCAATTTATACCATTACTGCCGCAATTAGATATACCTGACCTGCCGCCTTGGCCCCCTTGACCTACAGATATAGTAAGTGTTTCACCGGGAGTAACAGTAATTGTTCTACTATCTTTACTAGATGTACTACCTGTCTGTCCAGCTCCAGTACCTCCGCCACCTCCACCACCAGAACCACCAACCGCAGTCATAGTAAGAGATGTTATGCCTATTGGTACTGTGAAAGTTCCATTAGTAGAGTATGTAGTAACGTTAGGATTTATTGGTGTAATAGATACAAAACCCGTGCCGCCATTACCTGCGTAAGAGCCAAAACTACTACCTTTGTTATAATCAACATTGGCACCTGTAGCACCTGCACCTACTGTAATATTAATGGTTTGACCGGGTGTTACTGCAAAAACTGCAATCCCTGTACCACCACCTGAGCCACCATAGTTTTGAGGTCCATCATTTTGGAATCCAGCACCGCCCCCTGCTCCAGAATTTGGTGTAGCAGGTTTTGAAAAACTTCCACCTTGTGCGGAACCTGAACCATAATATGAACTACCGCCAGTACCACCTGACTTACTTCCACCTGTTTGATTAAGTGTAGTAGATGAGGCACCTGATATAGATACAGTACCACCTGTTCCGCCAGATGAACCACCTCCACCGCCATTAGAAGTTATTGTCCAAGTGCCGTTAGTTACTGTAGAACTACTGCCTGCAGCGCCATTAGATTGAGTCCATGACCCTGCATTAAAAAATGATACTTGCCCTGCACCGCCGCCACCTGTGGCAGCCACACTAATAGAAGTGACTGTAGCAGGTACTGTGTAAGTATAAGACCCTGCAGTACTATAAGTTGTTGGACCTACTGAATTTGGATAAAATTGTTTGCCTATACCACTTTGCGTAACAAGTCCTACTTGAAGGTTTTTCCAAGCTCCTCCATCTTTAACGTAGATGCGTTGGACTGTTTTCCAAACACCGGATTGTTTTACATAAACTAATGGCATTTTATATTAAGTTACTTGGTACCAAATATCTCCATCTGAACCGCCGGTTGGAGTGCTTGTTGAAATTGTTTTAGTTCCTGATGCATTTGATCCTACTGTTACAGTGTTAACTGTAGTGCCCGTAATAGTGCCTCCTGTAATTGCAACAGCACTAGCATTTTGTGTAGACATTGTTCCTAAAGAACCTGTGGCTGCAGTGACCGCGGCTCCTACAAACGCAGTGGTTGCAACTTGAGTAGTGTTAGTACCAGGGGCCGCTGTAGGTGCTAGAGGCGTACCTGTTAGAGTAGGGGAAGCTGAGAATACTAAGTTAGAACTCGTAGTACCCGTAGCACCGGACGCTGTATAGCCTGTAATATTATTGAACGATGTAAGAGATGCAGTAGAAGCGCCTGTACCACCGTTTGCAACGGGGATCACTGTGCCTGTAGCTAGAGCTGTTACTGTTTCAACCACGTTTGATCCTGTATTAAACACAATCATGGATTTGCCTGCAGGCACAGCCACACCTGTACCGGTTGAGTTCTTAACTGTGATGTCATAACCTAAAGTATTATTAACAATGTATTGCTTTTCAATACTAGGTACAATTAGGTTTTGGGCAGCGCCTACTGTACCTACTAAGTTTAGACGTAGGTTACGAGCAGTTTGGGTTGTATTAGTATTAGTAAGGGTTAAAGTAACGTCAGCACTTGAGAATGTAACATCGGCCGTTCCTGTGATAGCCTCTTCAATTGCTGTGCCTAAATTAGTGTTTGTAGTGACCCCCCAGGTACCCGATTGGTCGCCTGTTCCAATAAGCTCTATTTTAAGTGGTGAATAGGTACTTGCCATAATAATTCCTTTATTTTAGTTATCCGTATTATATCTTATTTACAAGGCTGTGATGTATCAATTGCGCCCCAACTTGGTGTTTGAGCATCGTTCACATCTACCCAGACCCCAGCAGGTGCAGGTCCAATAGCAGCCCAAGCTGCAGTTTGTGAATCATCAATCTTAAACCAGCCGTTATAGCATAAATCATCAAGTAGCGTAATAGCCTCTGTAATAGAAGTAGCAAAATTAGCCACCACAACATAAGAGTCTGCAGGGCTGACGTTTTCTGCGATACTTTGTACAAAGTTAGCTGATGTGATGTTGGCATCAGCCACGTTAACGTTCTCTGTAATATCAAACGTAAATATAGAGATAATTGTTTTTAAATCATCTAGCGTAATGTCTTCTGCCCTTGTGACACTAAAGTTAGCAGTGATATTATTTAAGTCAGCTAGGTTTATATTCTCAGTTCTAGATACTGCGAATTGAGCAGTCACGGTAGCATCATCGGCTACGTTTATATTTTCTGTATCTGAAGCTACAAAGTTTGCAGCTATGGTTTCAACGTCGTTTAGATCTGCATTTTCTGTAATGCTTTGTAACGCTGCAAAGTAAGGTATAGCTTCTTCTTGGACTCCGATATTTTCTGTGTCTGATGCACTAAACTGAGCGCTTATATTTTCTACATTGTTAACAGCAACATCTTCTGTGATACTTTGTAAGAACGTTGATAATTGTGTACTTGCGTCTGCTAATCCTATGTTCTCATTTAGTGTACCTATGAAAATACCTGCGGGAGAATTTAAATCTCCAACCTCAATATTCTCTGCAACATTTTGTGTAAAGCTCCAGACTTGGCTATTTGCATCGGCTACCCCAATATTCTCAACTAAAGAAAATACAATCGCATTACCCGCTAAGGAAGCAAAGGTAGGTTGAGCAAAGGCAGCGTATCCAAACATTATGCTGTATATGTACCTGATGTTGTGAATGTATGATATGTGTATCCACCGCTTGAAGTGACTGTACCACCTGTACCTCTTTGAGCACCGGGGTAGCGAATAACAACAATACCTGATCCTCCAGCACCTCCAGTACCACCACTGCCCCCTGCTGAACCACCGCCACCACCGCCACCGCCACCTGTGTTTGCAGTTCCTGCAGTTCCTGTACCTGTACCAGCTGCACCGCCTCCACCGCCACCACCCGAACCGCCACTACCAGCAGCCGATGAACCTGAATAATTACTAGCTCCACCACCACCACCGCCAGAATAAAGAGTTGCTCCAGCGGTTGCAAAATAACGAGTTGTAGTTCCCTGTCCTACTCCGCTATCATAAGCACTATATGCTCCATTGCTTCCATCAGTACCACCATTAGCAGCAGCGCCATAAGCAGCATAACTACCACCACCACCGCCAGAACCACCAGCTGTCCCTGCGTAGTTACCAGCACCTAGATTTCCTCCTACACCTCCAGCAGCTGAATAAGTTGTCCCACTAGATACAAGAGAAGAAACTTGCCCTGAAGTGTAAGCTGCTCCACCAGCACCTACCGTAACAGTTGAAGAAACTCCTGTTGAAATAAATAAGCTTGAAGTTGTTGTATATCCACCTCCACCTCCACCACCTGATGCATAAACACCAAACCCACCACCAGCTCCGCCACCAACAATAAAATATTCTACGGTATATCCAGCTCCAGAAGTACCTGCGTTCTTCCATGTATTAGAATCTGTATTATAAACTTCGATTTGACCTGTTGTAGTATTATATCCAACGGTTCCCATACTTGGGCTTCCAGGGCGTGTAGCTGTAGTCCACACAGGAAAATTTAATTGGCCTGTAACAGTAGGCGAAGTAATCGTAGGCGATGTACCTAGTACAACAGTTGATCCTGTTCCTGTAGTGGAAGTTAAAAGCGCTGGTGGGACTTGTGTTAATGGCATGATTTATCCTTATGCTGTATATGTGCCTGAAGCTGTAAATGTCATAATTGTATTAGAACCTGAAGTTGTTATAGTAGGGCTTCCTGTAGTTGTTCCTGTATATTTTGATGTAGGGATTGAAATAATAACTACTCCTGAACCACCAGATCCACCACCAGATCCACCACCACCTCCACCACCGCCACCAGTATTCGCACCGCCACCGCCTCCATAATTAGCGCCACCACCTGCGCCACCTGTGCCTGTTGTAAAAGGAGAAGTACCTAATCTGCCTCCACCACCACCAGCATAAAATACTGAAGAGCCTGTGATAGAAGATGCTAATCCACTACCTCCATTAGGAGTACCACCAACTGCGCCAGCGCCACCACCTCCGCCACCACCATCACTGTTACCTACACCGCCATTATTACCTTGTCCAGCTGTACCTGATCCAGCAGAGCCATTATTAGTTGATGCACCACCTGAACCACCACTTATACCAGTATTATTACTTCGTCCCGCTCCCCCACCACCACCTGTAGATGTGACTGTAGTTATTCCTGTTCCACTTAATACTGAATCTGATCCTGATCCACCACGATTAGTACCACCAGCACCACCACCACCAGCACCTACAGTAATGGTATAAACTGTGGTACTAGATAATGTTAAAGATCCAGTTAAAAACCCCCCTGCTCCACCACCACCAGATTGTGTTCCATTAATGTTATCCCCACCACCGCCACCACCACCCGCAACTACTAAATAGTCAGCAGTAATAACTTGTAATGGCCAGGTGCCGTTTAAAAGAGCTTCTTGTATTTCAGATAAAGAAAATCTACCTTTTGCACTAGAGGTTGAAGTGGTATTAAATTTACCCACTATTCCGCCATTATGACGTTTCATTAATTTATTTCCTCATAAGACACAACAATCTCTAAGTCTCCATTAGCAGAGGCTAAAGCTGTAATTTTGTCACCTTCTTCAAGATAAATATGTTTGCTTATTAAGTCTAATGTTGCATCGGCAGGGACTGTAATCGTATGAGCTAATTTATATGATGTTGTATTATCAGCATTAAAAAAAGATACTGTAGCGTCAGCGTTACTTGTACCATCAACGTTAGCTACATAAATAGCATTTATTTTAAATACTTTACCACTAGCTGCTGAATTAGTGACAATATCTGCACTACTTGTAGTAAGAGCTGCTCCTGTGGTTTTTCCTGTAATTGTTGTTACATTGACTATATTAGGTGCTGCCATATTAACTTCCTCCAAATACTATTGACATAGCAATAGACTTTCCTGTTGTAGTTATAGATTGCCAAGAACTTCCGTTATAATATTCTGGTGAGCTTGTAGTTGTGTTATATCCAATCTGCCCTGTTAAAGGTAAAGATGGACGAGTTCCTGTAGTCCATGTAGATATGGACGTTCCTCCGCTAGAACCTAGTGTTGCTACATTGACTGCGTATGTCATTTAGTTATCCTTGTGGATCTTGTGGTAATTCTGGTGCTTGAGCTTCTGTATCTTCCCATAACCATGTTGTTTCGTTTAACACTGCTGTGTCTGATGGTTTAGGGGCATAGAATACATCGTTTACTGCATCGTATGTAAACCCGATTCCTGCGTAGTTACCTCTTAAAGGTCTACCTTCTGGGTGTTGATTGCCATACGTATTATAACTTGTTTGTAGCCAAGTACCTGGACTTGAATCTACGAATGTATCAAAAAATTCTGGTTCAGCCACGATGACCTGTGTTACTTTACCGTCTACTACTTTTGCAAAATGTGACATTGTTTTTCTCCTTTAAAAATTAAGCTGTATAACTGCCAGATGAGTTAAATTTAATAATAGTATTTGAACCTGATGTTGTAATTGTTGGTGAGCCTGTGGTTGTACCAGTATAGTTGGCTGTGGGTACGGATAAAATAACTACTCCAGAACCACCATTTTTACCCGCTTGAGAACCCCCACTTGGACCTTGAGAACCTCCACCGCCCCCACCAGTATTAGCAGTTCCAGCAGTTGAGTTGGCAAATAAGCCACCATTTCCGCCACCACCATTTCCGCCAGTTACAGTTGAACCTGTAGTACCTGAACCTCCACCAGCATAAAATACTGAAGAGCCTGTGATAGAGTTTGAGAGTCCAACACCACCTTGTGTTCCAGAACCTGCGGCACCAGCTCCGCCCCCACCTGCAGATGTTCCTTGGCCTCCTGAGTTATTACCACCAGCATTACCTTGACCTGCAGTGCCTGTTCCGCCTGTTGTGTCTGCAGCACCTACAGGGTCTCCACCGCCTCCACCAGAACCTCCATTTTTTGAAGCTGCACCTGTAGGTATGCCACATCCACCACCAATTGCTGTAAGACTAAATCCTGTAGAATTAGAACCTATGCTTGGTGTTGTGCCCCCTGCACCAACAACAAACGAATATGTTGTTCCTATAGTTAATGTTGATGTGCCAGTTAATAATCCCCCCGCACCGCCCCCTGCTGAAGCATAGGTTGATGATCCTAACTGATTACCACCTGAACCACCACCAGCAACAATTAAATAAGATGCTGAATATGTAACCCCAGAAGTCCCGGCATTAGCCCATACTGCAGTTGTAGAATTATAAGCTTCTATTTGACCTGTCGTTGTATTGTATCCTATTGTTCCTGTAGGAGGCGTTGTAGGTCTTGTTGCAGTCGTCCAAACACCATTAATAATTTCCCATCCTGTACCGTTATAAACTTCTAGAGTTGTAAAAGTTAAGCTGTACCCAATCTGTCCAGTCACCGGGCTTGTGGGGCGTGTAGCAGTTGTCCAAGTAGCAATAGCTAACCCTGTAGAACTATCTAGTGTAGATGAACCTGCTGCGCCTGTAAGTAAGAGTGGCATTATTTATCCTTATGCTGTGTAGCTTCCTGATGCTGTGAATGTAATAATTGTGTTTGAGCCTGAGGTTGTAATTGTTGGTGAGCCTGTAGTTGTACCTGTGTATCTAATAGTAGGAACAGATAATATTACCACGCCTGAACCACCAGCATTTCCAGGAGTTCCAGGATTTCCACCTTTACCACCATATCCATTATTAGTGCCACCGCCAGTTCCAGAAGGAGTCCCATCTCCACCACTAGAGTACATAATAGAGCTTCCAGTAATTGAACTTGTTGTACCATTGTTTGCAATTACAGTAGAGTCAGAACCTTGAGCAGATGAACCACCGCCTGGAGCACCTTGTCCTCCAGCACTATAATTACCCCCTCTAAATCCTTGACCAGCCGTTCCCGCTGCACCAGAGTTGGAGTTAAAACTTCCACCACCGCCTGAACCACCTGAAGATGAAGCAGTGTTAGCAGCTCCATATCCACCACCAATAGCAGTTAATGATAGTCCAGTAGAATTGGAACCGTTTGTGCCTACACTACCAGTAGAATTATTATAGGTTCCTCCTCCACCAACAACAAAAGAATATGTTGTTCCTAAAGTTAATGTGGTTGTTCCAGTTAATAATCCTCCACCGCCACCGCCACCGCCAAAATAACTACCTGACTGACCTGAACCTCCTCCACCGCCACCAGCTGCTATTAAATAAGATGCTGAATAAGTAGGCGTAGCATAAGTTCCAGCCCAAGCTGATCCATTCCAATATTCTATTTGACCAATACTAGTATTATATCTTGTCATGCCATTTACAGGACTAGAAGGTCTTTCCGCAGTTGTTCCTGCGGGTATATAAGCACCACCTGTAGATGAATCAGAAGTTACGAATGACCCACTTGTTGTAGGCAGGGTGAGCGTAGTTGTACCTGATACTGCTGGGGCAGCTAAGGTTACGGTTCCTGATGTATCTCCTGCGACTACTATGCTTGCCATGTTTTATCCTATGCTGTATATGTGCCAGATGAGTTAAATTTAATAATAGTATTAGAACCTGATGTTGTAACTGTAGGTGAACCAGTTGTTGTACCTGTGTAGTTTGCCGTGGGGACTGAAAGAATAACTACACCTGAACCGCCAGTTCCACCTGCTCCACTACTGTAGCCTCCACCGCCACCTCCACCGCCTGTATTAGCTGTTCCAGATCCGCCAGTTCCACTTGCTCCGTTGCTTCCATTAGCACCACCGCCAGATCCACCGCTACCTACTGAATTATTGTACGCACCAGCACCGCCACCTCCAGCATATGTTACAGATGATCCCGTGATAGAGTTTGCTGTTCCTGCTCCGCCTGAACCCGATGCACCATTTGATGTACCATTAGCTCCTACCGCAGAAGATCCGCCGCCACCTCCAGATGGAAAGTTTGTAGATATAGATGCAACGCCATTACCGCCAGCAAATCCTTGACCAGATGTTCCAGCAGCTCCGCTACCACCATCTACACCACCTCCGCCACCGGAGCCCCCTGCTTTACCATTTGTTCCATAATTACCGCCACCTCCACCACCAGATGAAGTGATTGATGAGAATACAGAATTGCTTCCTGTTGTTGTTGCTCCGCCACCAGCACCTACAGTAGCTGTATATGTTGTTCCGACTGATAAATTAGTAGTACCAGTTAAATATCCTCCAGCACCGCCACCACCACCAATATTTGTTCCACCACCCCCTCCACCAGCTACTACTAAATATGTAGCAGAATAAGTAACTCCAGAAGATCCTGCATTAACCCATGAGCTATATGTAGCATTATAAACTTCTATCTGAGATGTAGTTGTATTATAACCTGTCGTTCCTGTTGATGGGCTTGATGGTCTTGTAGCTGTTGTCCATGTAGGTAAATTTAATCGTCCAGTAGCAGATAAAGTGCCAGTAACAGCCATTCCAGTTGCAGTTATATTAGCAATTGTAGTACCAGCTGCTTGAAGTTGTAATTCTCCGCTAGAATCTCCAGTAGAGACTATGCCACCGAAACCAGAATTACTTGCATTTATTTGTGAAGGCAATTTTTTTATCCTTAAATTACAATATATCTACTGCCTGCTGAGACAGTAACGGTTACACCACTTGCCGCTGTTACAGGACCCGTACTCATGGCATTACTGCCTACAGGTATTGTATAAGAAGCCGAGATAGTTTGATTATTAATAATTATACCATTAGTTGCATTAATTACAGCCCCTGTTCCTGTCGTAGTGGTAGGTAGAGCTAGGTAACGGCATGAGATATTGTCAGTACCTGCTGGGGGTGCTGTTGAAAATGTTAAGGTAGTTCCTGATACTGTATATGTGCTTGGGTCTTGAACTACACCTGATATAGCTATAATGACTGATGCTGAATTAGCTGGCGTTACAGACATTGTATATACTGTTTGAGAGCCTGTACCGTTAAAGTCTTCTGCTGTAATTACGGCTGCCGTGTTTACTGAACCAAACGCTACGACTTCAATTACATCTCCTGCATTAGCGGGGTTAGTTAAAACAATCGTAGTACCATTTGATGCTGTATAGTCAGCAATTGCTAATTTAACACCGTTTCTATAAACCTCTATTAGGCCTACTGTATAACTAACTGTAAAGGTTGTTTGGCTAGCAGATGCAGTAATATTTGTTACTACAAACGAAACACCAGATGCTGTATTAGGTATCCATCCTGGAGCCGTACCGTTTGAAGCAAGAATATATCCGTTTGCACCGACTGTCAGTCTATCTAAAGAAGTTGTGGTATTTGCAAATAACAGGTCACCCACCGCATAACTAGAAATACCTGTACCGCCTGATGTAGCACCTAATGTGCCTGCTAAAGTTACAGCACCAGTCGTAGCTGTACTTGGTGTTAATCCGCTTAATGATGTTTGGAATGAACTTACTAGTGAACTAGAAATAGTTCCCCATGTTGGAGCAGATCCTGTATTTCCTACTAAGACTTGTCCTGTAGTTCCCGCCGCTGTAACACCTAATGCAGATGTACCATTACCATAAACAATGCCATTCGCTGTAAATGAAGTAACATTTGTACCACCCGCTGCAACAGGTAATGTACCTGCTGTTAATGCACTTGATGATGTTGAATATAGAGCGTAGTTAGCTGCAGAGAAAGAAGTTAACCCTGTGCCACCGTAAGCTGTACCAATCGTTCCACCATTCCAAGTACCACCTGTAATAACTGCAGATCCGAGATTAAACGCATTGGTGCCGAAGGTCACGCCTTCTGGAAGGTAGCTATGTAAGTCCCATGTACCGCCAACTGTAGCGTTGTTGGTTAAAAATACAGCACCTGCTCCACCCGCTGGAATTGTTCCAATCGTAGCAGTAGCATAATCTTGAATTGTTAAAGTGCCTGTAGCAAGGTTATTGAATATGAACGCTACGCCAGTAGTTAGAGTAGTTGCATCAGGTAATGTATATGTTTGTCCGCCAGTACCTACAAGAGAATGTATGTAACTTGATGCTGTGGTCAGTGCTGTGGTACCTCCAGCTGCTGTAGTACTTGTGTTAGCTTGATTAACTCTATTAACGTTTATATTCTGATTAGCGTCTCTTAAAACTACTGAGTTAGCGCCAGATGATGTTGTAACACCTGTACCGCCATATGCTACACCGATAGTAGAACCATTCCATGTACCAGAACTAACAGTACCTAATGGACTTACATTACCTGATGCATTTAGATTGACTGATTTTTCTGCAGGATAAGTGACAAATACGGAAACGGTATTGCCAGCTAAACTAATAGGTGAAGTAGTACCAGATGAGTTTGATAGTACCGTATCTCTAGATAAAGTAGTACCTGAAGAAGTATAAGTACCAATACCTACTTCCCATACCTGAGCTACGTTATCATAGATAGTATAGAAAGTAGTATTGCCATTACCAATAACAGCAAAGGATTGAAACCCAGGCACTGCCCCTGAGAGCGTGAGTGTGCCGGTACCACTAGTCGTGGAGTTTTCCTGTACCCGATCCTTGACTACAAGAGCCATTTAAGCTCCTTTAGCTTGTAGCAGTTGCTGAATATGTAACGCTTACTGTATCACCTGCTGTTGTAATTTTAGCAGTTGCAAAGTTACCTACGCTGTACAATGTACCGCCTGTATTACCTTGAGCACTTGATGCGCCAGTACCTGTAACTAAGAAACATCCATAAACTGTACCACCTGCACCTGTAATTGTATATGTAATCGCAGTGGCTGTTGATGTAGTTACGTTTGTTGGTGTTGTACCTGTAGACGTCGCTGAAGCAAATACTGCTGTACCACGTACTGCTGAACCACCTACTGTGTAATTAATAAATTCAGAAGATGGGACAATAGTAGCCATAGTATCTGTAGCTGCCGGTGTTAAAGATGCACTTGTAAGACCTAAAAACGGGCCAACTACTGAGTAACTAACGCCTTTTAATAAAGTGTCTAATAAGAGTTGTTTACCAACTGCAACTACTAGATTAGGAAATGATTCTTCCCATTTTAAATTACCATCTTTATCACGGCATTCAACTTTGTAAATACCTTCAATACCTACAGTTTCATTAGCTTGTGCACCAGCATTTAAAACGATGCTAGCGTGATCGCCAAATCCGCCTTGTTCTCTTTGATTCATAATTGACTCCTTAATTAATTCGTAATACAGCAGTGGTTGAGGTAGCTGCTGGAAATTCTATTGTAAATGTTGTAGTGGCTGTTTTTACCCCACCAAAGCTTAATACTGCGACTGATGCGTTTGTAGTGCTATTATATATCAAGGCGCCTGCTGCAGCAAAATTTGCAGGACTCCAAGTTACATTGGCAAATGTTACATAAGCCGTGTTATTACTAGTATCACTACCAACCGTAGGAGTTAATGTTAATCCCCCTGCAGTATAGCCCGTACCTGTAATTTCGTTAGTTGTTGTATATGCCGTTGTTTCGCTATTAATAGTAGCCGTTGCATCATACAAAGCAATTTTATATGTATAAGGTGAACCTGTAAAAAAATTCTCTAAACCTTTTAATAGATTTAGTTTAAACGTCGTGGTCTGTGCTTGTCCTAAAATCATTGAACTGGATACCTTACTTGACCTGATCTATATGCATCTTGTCTATCTTTGCCGTCTGCAAGTTGTTTCAATAGAAGCATTGCTTCGTCATATCTAACTCTATAATTATCAAGTACGTCTTTTTCGCCCTTCATATAAGTGTAAGCTTCTAGTAAAGAACCATATAAAAGAACTGAACTAAAGTTATCACCTAACCAAGTTGTACCACCTGCCACAGTTGTAATTGATTCAGGATAGTAAAAATAATGTAACTCTACTGCATAACTGGCATCAGGTGTTGGCCCCATAATAAATGTGTTTTGGTCAAACACTGCGTAATACTCAGGCACACCATAAAAATCTGAATCTGTATCAGGAAATGATTGTCTAATAAAGTTCACGTCCTTATTTAAAAGATACAAGTATTCATTATTTGCATTAATTACAGCTAAGCTAAATGTAGATAACCAACCCGTAGGTATAGCTAAATACTTATTTCCAGACGTAGTTGTACCTGTTACATTTTTACGTAACGCTGGTAATTGGACTGTATTATAGATCCTCTGTTCAGCTTGAGTAATAAACGTATTTATTACCGTAGTAGTAAACTGATTTTCCGTGTAATCCTGTATCTGTGCTACGAGCTGACTGTAATTCATTTATTACGCCATTGGGCCTCTAGCTTTAGTACCCTTAGTTGCTGCTCCGCAACCACGAATTTGTGTTTCACCGTGTCTATTCATTTTGTTAGAACCTGGGTCCCCTGCACTTACACGTTGTCTAGCTGTACCTTGATTTAAGTCTTGAGCTTTTAACTTGTTAGGGTCTTGGCTAAAACTAATATCTGCATTAGGTACAACGATTGGTTGTTTATATTCTGCCATGATAATTATCCTTTTTTCTGTGCTGCAACTTTAGCCATACCGCGACCCATAGTTTTCATGTCAATGTTCTTTTTACCGCCTTTAGAACCTGCATGTTTAGGGCCTTTTTCGATACCTACTTTAGCGCCGTCATTGCCTAAATTTTTACCTTTAGTTTTACCTTGTTTAGTAATACCATCAGCTCCTGATTTATATGCCATGTTACTTCTCCTTAAGTTGTTGTTACTGTTACTGTGCCTACGTTACCTATACCTACTAGATCATTTGGCGTTAATCCAGCATCGTTTAGTCTTGACCCACCTACAGGGTTCCAACCCCATTGTATAATTCTACTACCTAGTGTAGGTACACCTGTTTCAGTTTGTAATGGTCCTGTCACTTCTACTGTTTGTAATCCATTTAAACCTGCCTGATAATAACTAGGACTGTCGGGTCTTGGATTTCGCACTGCTTGCGGATCATTAACTGGGTATAGGCCTAAGCTTAACTGTGGTTGATCCGGTTCCCAACATTCTGGGCATACGAGTATATTAACATTTTTTGTCTTTATAACTAAGCGTTTTAATTGCGTTAGTTTAAATCTAAATCCACATCGATCACATTGGGATATGGAATTCTTGGCACTAGCGTATTTAATTGGCATTTAATTACCCGTGGTAAAACATTTCACGAGGTACAAACCTCACACTTGCTTTTTCTCTATCCTCATCTGCTGCTAGTTGAAACGCTGATTCGTAGTCTGCTCTTAGCATGGCAATTCTATCAGGCATAACATTAGGTAATTTCATACTTAAATAAGCAGCTAACCCTGCAACCATGCAAGGAATAAATCTAAATGGAATGTCTTCTACAGTGACACCGTTACCTGCATCTTGTATACGTCTTAATCTGTAATAAACAAACTGATAGAAATTACTTTGATCTGGTGCTGGCCATACATTGACTGTTGGAAGATTTTGCACATAGACTTTAGATGCTGTTAAGTGAGTTGCAGCGGTAGTATTGTATACACCACGTATACATCCAGTCAAATCATTGCCACTAATACCACCATACTGAATAGTCTCGTTGTCTACTTTAATAAAACCAAATTGTGCTAAACCTACAGTTGTTGTTAAAGTAATCGTTGTTTCTGTCGCATCTAATGCTTCAGCTGTAAGTATTGTAGTAGGGTTCTCTTGGCCACTTTGTCTATTGATCCATACTTGGATAGGACGACCTGTTGCATTTTTATTTGGTATCGTAATGTAGGTTGATTCACTAATACGGTTAATATTAATGTCTTGTTGGTTTGATCCTGTTCCAGTACGCGTCACCATATCAAGTAGGTCAATCGTGTCTACAGGCAACGGATACATAATACGACCTTGTTCTAAACTAATCTGACCAGGCTCTACAGTCCATAAGTTAATACCACGGTTAGCCCACTCAATCGTCATCAAGTTTAAAGAACGGCGTGCAGTGCGTAGGTCATATCCAGTACGCAACTCTTGTCCACATCGTTCAAATGCATCTTCAACTAGATTATTTAAATCTAAATTAAAACTTGTCTGTCCTGTGGTTCTATCTACCATTATTTTTTCCCTTTAGGAAATCCTGCTTTCATATTTGCATAAGCTTTAGATGATATTGTAGACTTCGATTTTGGTCTTGAAGTACCTGCTTTTTTACGAGCATTTATATTTGCATAAAGTCCTACAGGTCCACCTTCTTTTTTACCAATACGAGTCGAGTCTAATTTTTGTTTATCTAACTTATCTATTGATTTAATCATGCCACCTTTTTTATACTGAGTAAAGTCCGTGTTGTCACGACGTTTTTTAACGACGCCTTTAGGCATAGTATTCTCAGTAGCACTAGGAATCTTAGTTTTCTTTATAGCACCCATACCACGTGAAGGTCTCATTAGCAGATTTTTCCTTTTGTTTTACCTTTTGTAGCAATACCATCAGCACGTTTAGAAGCTGAAGATTTAACCATACCACCTTTTTTGTAGTTCTCATCAAACTTTTTAACTTCTGTACTTACATCATACATAGCTTTATTTTTACGATAAGCTTCTGGATCTTTCATTTCTTCCATTTTCATTTGCTTTTCTTCAATTTTAGCTTTTTGTTCTTTTGATGGAGGCGTAATGTCTCTAACAAACTTTTTCATTTTTTCAACTATAGCCATGATTAGCAAATCCTTCCTTTAGTTTTACCGCGCATTGCACAGCCATCTGCACGTTTAGAAGCTGAAGATGCTTTTACTTTGCCACCTTTTTTCATACCCTTACCTTCAAATTTATCATCGACTAAATCAATAGCAACTTTAGTTCCAGGAGTACTACCCATTCCAGAACCAAATCCGCCTTGAGCTTTTATTTGTCCAATAGCGTCTCTCATTACTCCGCTTAAAAAACTTCCCTTCCCCTCTGCAGGGACGCTTCCGTCTGGTGATGCTGTTGCTGTTGCTGATCTTTTACTAAATAATCCCATGATTAAATCATCCTTCCTTTTGTTTTACCTTTTTTCTCGATACCGCCGCCTTTAGCATAACCGCAACCTTTAGCCATACCACCTTTTTTAAGCTTAGTTAGATTTGTTTTCTTGCCGCCGTGCAATTGATCGTCATGCATCTTAACTGCTTTTTTAACTACTTTTTTATCTTGTGCTAAATCTTTCTTGTCCATCATACCGCCTCCTTTAAATTTACGACCTTTGTCCGCTTGAAGAAATTCTTCGCCGACTGATTTTTTAATACCGACCTTCTTAGCAAACGCAGGGTTTTTAGCTACAGCTGCCATTAAATTATGTTGCTTCTTAGATTGACTAGGCATTTTGTTTCCATCTTAAACATTTAAAACAATTACAATCTGGGAAGTGATTAGGTTTTTTAGGCTTAACTACTTCTTCTTTTTTTACTTCTTTAATGATAGCTTCGACAATAGCTTCTGTAGCTTGGTCTTTAACTTCTTTATGAGTGATTTCATCTAATAATTCCTTTTGCTTTTGTTGCTTTGATTTAAATACTCTGTCTATAAAAGATTTCATATTACTTACCTTTTTTTAACCAGCCTTGCACAGTTTTAGTTTCATAAATACGAATAGCAGTCCATATAATAGTAAAGAGTGCTGCAACTGCTGGTAACCAGCTCATTAATGTACCCATAACTGTTGCCACCGAAACCCCATCTATTAAATGTTTAGTATGTTCATCTATGTTTTCAAAATATTTTGTCATTAACATTTCCACCTTTTTAAAGAAGCAGCCTTGCGAGTAGGTCTACCTTTTTCATCTTTCATAGGACCGGGCATACCTGACATCCTTGCACAAAATGACTTCTTACGAGCACCACCTTGTGGCTGAGGAGCTTTTAAGTTTGAGCCTGTAGCTGCATTATATTTAGCGCGGCCTTTAGCGGTAAGCCCTGCACCTTTCGATACAGGAAGCTTCTCACCACGTCCGATTGCTAAGCTAGGACCTTTTTTCTTACTAGCCATAGAATATTTCTACGTTAGGGATACTAGCTAACTGTGCGTAAACGCCATTCTCAGCTAACATGCCTTCACCAGGAACAATAATATTATATGGAACAGTATCTGCATTATCCACTGAGAACAACCAACGAGTATTTTCGTTAGCAGCTGCACCAGCAGTGATAGCGCCTGTATTAATATCTTGAACTGTATATGTGTTAGTAGCAGCTGTAAGAATTACATAGTTGCCATTAGTAGCTGTACCGCCTGTACCCGCAGCAAATGTTAAACCGATTTTTTGCCCAGCTACAAAGCCGTGAGCATTGTGTGTAATTGTAATAACGCCGGCAGCGCTTCTAGCATAGGTAACTGCCGTTGGTGCTTGAGTTGCATCCCATAGATTTAAAGTACCTGCTGCACCGCCTAAAACAATGCCTTTAACTCTAGTGCGTCCTACGACCATCTTAGCGCTGACATTTGTGTGTGCACTTTGTACATCATATTGCATTGCCATAATTAATCTCCTTTATTTTAGTAAGGGGGCTAAGTGCCCCCAAGTGATTAATTAACTTACAGCTGCGCTGAATGGTGTAGCTGGAGTACCAGAACCTACTAGAGCTGCAGATACTAAATATTCACCTGATGCAATATCAGTAATTTGAACATAAGAACCAACTAAACCGCCTGTTGTTGTACCGTTCATAGTGATTGTGTCAGAAGCTGGTAATGTACCAAATACAGAAGCTGTAGTTCCACCTACTGAAGCTAAACCATTCATAGTATCTGTTGCATTAGCAACTTGAATAACATAGTTATTAGATGTAACTGCTGTTGTAATTACAAATGTGTAAACAGCGTTTGAACCTGTAGCTGCTGGTAGAGTTACTGCAATACCTGCTGCACGTGATAAATTGATTGTTTGACCATTATAGTCTGCTGCTGTTACTGCTAATGTTGATGCTGTAACTGTTGAAACACCATCTGTACCTGTAATAAAACCGGCGAGTGATCGGACTGGGCCGCTAAATGTAGTTATTGCCATAATA